GCATGGCTGCATATGGCTTCACGGAGGGCAGATCTGAAGGGTGAACCATTTGAAACTAAAAGGGGTTAATTGGTCGGGCCGCCGGGATTTGAACCCGGTGCAGTTCATCCGGTCTGGTATGAAGCGTTCTAAGTGATTGAGTCTTTAAGGGCGATACTCGGGTAACCGTCTATCTGGTATCGCTGCGTCTCGCTGTGGTGGCACAACAATGGCACAAATTTCCACCGCCGTGGCTCCCTCGGTGGCTCCCAGTCGGGTGTGCTGACATGCTTCGAGCAGGGCTTTCCATTGCTCTGGTAGAATAACCAACGCTCCGCCTGGACCCCTATGACTGCCCAAAAGCTCTACGAAACTTTGAAGTTTCTCCACGCACTCGACGCCAAACTTAGCTTGCAGACTAATCTCGAAGCGATTAGAGATGCCCTGAGTAGTATTGTCAGCGCACCGGCTCAACCACAGCACCAGGCCACGCTCGCCAACGCAATGTCTGCCTTCGCGAGCGCCACTGCAAAGCTGCAAGGCTCGATCAGTCCCTCCCAAATTGCATCTACCGCGGAAATGGGCGGTGGAGACTTTTTCGATCCCTCGATGGCGGAAAACGTGAAACAGGCGATCCAATCGAATGCGATGACGCCCTCGGTTGCAAGGGATTTCGTACAGGACCTCGCCAATCGGCGCGCTACTTTCTTAGGAGTAACGCGAAGCACTATTGAGGGCCTTGGATTGCTGAACATCCGAGAGAGTGGCATTGCAGTTGGGTCCGCTGATTTGGCGTTCCTCATTCCCCGCGATCTTTTTCGATAACCACCTCGATGAGTTTGCGAAAGAATTGAAATTCATTGACAAACTGATCCGCGATTTCAGTGAGGCGCTTACTACTCACGCTGAACCGGTTATACTCCAAGACTTGTCTTCGTCAGTTCCGACGGTCGCGCTGGCCGCGGTCGGAATTCTGATTATCGACAAGCTTGCGACCATCGTTAACAAGTTTTTGGAAGCATGGAAAAAGCTGGAAGAGATCCGCGATATTCGAGCCCGGCTGAAAAGGGTGGGCCGCTCGGGCGGAGCTATTGAAAGTGAACTGAATCAGGAGATAACAACTACCGTCGAGGCAGTTGTTGAGGAATCCACCTCGATCGTTCTGCTGAATTATAGCGGTGATGCGCAAAGGAAAAATGAATTAGAGACCGCCATCAGACAGGATACGAAAAGGCTATTCGGCCAAATCGAGCTCGGGTTGACAATCGAGTTCCGCGCTTCTCCCAAACCGAGCGCTGACGAGGTGGAGACGAAGGCACTGGAAAACATCTCGAATTTAAGTAAGGAGATGCAGTTTCCCCCTAAGTCAAACGAGCCGTTACTGTTGGCGAGTGGAGAGGTATTGGAAGGTGAAATCCACGGAAGCACCATAACGAAAAAAACCACCTCTAAAACCACGACAACTAAGAAAACAAAGCATGCCAAGGACGATGGGTAATTCCCGTCTTAGCCAATCGGAGCGCTGTAGCATTCATCAGCGTCAATAAGCGCTGAATTTCGCCCGGCTCGCCCACGACGCCACAGCGCTGGCAGGGTGCCACGCGGTAGACTTCCTATTTCCCCGCCTGCGCAGAGAACAAGTCCTTCTTCATCTGCCTAACGATGCGTTCGGCCACTTTGCGCTCTCCTCCTCGTCGAAAACTCCCATACCAAAGACTGCGGTCACCAGCTTCACCAGCCCAAACCATCGTCCTCTCCTTTACGTCAAGGAGGCGGACGTTTCCTTCGTTCTTGTCTTTTCCTCCAAACGCAACGTGGTACCACTTATCATCAGCCTTGATCGACGCGCCAGCCAACACGAAATTGGCATCCTTTTCGTCCACCACCACGGTAAGAGGCAACTTTTGCTTGATGATTTCGGGGGCGATGAATCCGTCGAGCTTGCCGTCCATTTCCGATATGAACACCTTCGACTCTCTCGGGACTTTGGTTTCACCCACCACGAGAAACGCGCTCGACAGTAGGAGGGTAAACAGCAGATTGGGTTTTAGCATGGAGGCCCTAAGCGTACACTGGATGTACAGTGACGGCAACCGGTACCATCTTGCGCTCGGCCTCAAGCGCCTACCCGTCGCCCTCGCAACGGCCCGCCGCTCAAGTCCGCCAGGACCGACCGCAGCGCGTCCACGCATTGCTCCAGATCGGCGTGCACTGAGCCCTGCATCCCACAGCGCGGACACATGAGCGGCACGGCATCAGTGGGCCGGGCCTCATCCCTGCGCTTCTCACGCAGGCGGACTGGTGCCGGTGCTGTGGACATCAGGACCATCCTATCTCATCGCGAGCGACTTGAATCGCGATCGCGAAAAATTCCGGGAGCGCCCGTCTAGCCTAAGCACCCCCGGTGGCCGTACACTCCCGCGCCATGAACGGTGAGCGCGGGGAAACGGGCCAAGCTCATCCGGCCGGGACTTCTTCGACTACTCGAAAATCCCTCACCGCAGGGTCCCACGTCGAGACCGATCCGCCGCACCGCAAGCCCTTGAGCCACGCCGCGGCCTCCGCTTGCGTGGGAAAGGATTGCTCATCGGGCCGATGCCGCGCGTCCACCGGATACCCGCCATAGGCGAGATTGCTGACTGCGTTGAATCTGTTCATGGCTAGTACACCGTCTGCATGCTCTTGACCGCGGACGGCTGCAAGAGCGCGCCGTCCACGCGCCAGTGGGCGAGAAATCCCAGCTCGCCGAAATCCGAGAACCGCTCCACAAGCCGGTTCACCGTCATCGCCGCGCGTCTGGTAACGAACTGCGAGAAATCGCCGTATGCGATCACCGTGCGCGTCACTGGCGGAGATCCCACGCCCGCCTGAAGCTGGTCCATCGCGTTATTGATCGAGTACGGATATCCGCCGAGCATGCCATCGTTCAGCTCGGGATACATCCGACGCCCTTGTTTGTCCTTCGCGCGCCTGAACCATTGCAGTGTGCTCGCATGGAACATCCACCGCGCCCGCGGACGCCACGCATAGTCCACCGAGCTTTCGAGCGCTGCCAGATCGCTGACGCCAATTGTGTTCGCACCGCTCAGTCCATCGTCGTCGTGCGCGCCCACAGCCACGCCCGCGCTCAACGCAGTGGTAACGAATCCGGTCGGCTGCGCGCTGCCCGTTCCAGTGGTCAAGAATGGTCCAATTCCGCGGCCAAATCGCGACGCGAAGCGCCGCGCCAGGTAGCTGGAAAAGTCCACGTTTTCGTCTTCGATCAACTCGCGGCTGACGCGGATTACTTTCGAGCTGAACCGATAAGATTTCAGGTTCGCGCTGCCGATCGCCGCAACATCTCCCTGGGTGACTTGCGCATTTTCCGCGACCAGCTCCGCGGCCTGGGTGGTGTCATCGTCGGTGGGGAATGGCAGGATATTTCCGGCTTGCGTGTCCACCAGGTTCACCACGTCCGCGTCCATCATCGGCGTGGAATACTTCAGGTTCGCATCGACTTCGCGGACGAATCCGATCGGCACGAAAATTCCGCCGCCGCTGACGCTGATCGCTGCTCCTCCGCCGCCCGTTCCAATGTCGCGCTTTTGGAAATCCCGCTGGAAGCTCTCCAGGATCGCGCGATCTTCGACGCCGACTCCCCGCTGACGCGAGGTGGGGCTCATGCCATGGCGAAGCCAGGAGCGAAACGCGCGCTCTAGCTTGCGCGTTTCGGCGCTCTTGACATCCCGTTCGAGCTCTAGCGCTTCATCGGTGAAGTGCCTAAGCTCAACGATCTCCCGGTCGCTGAGCGCGCTTCCCTTGTTCAATAGCGCCTGTAGCGAGCGTCCCACTTGAGACCGCCTTACCCGCGCTGAATCTTCAATAGTGCTGTGCATGATGACTACTTTCTTCGCGGATTACGCCGCGCCGGTTTGGTGTTGTGGTTGTCACAGCCGCGGGGCGGTCGCAAGGAACCAACCGCCCCAATTCTCCTGCGTGGCGCACAGCGCGCCACTCTCACCGCGCCTTGCCCATCCAAGGGCGTCGCAACCGACAGCGCGGGATCTCTTACAAGTCCTCTAATAGGGCAAGCGCCGCCCGCGCTCTGGCGCGCGCTTCCCATTCGGCATCGCTGATCGGCGCTCGCGAAATCCTGGAGCGCAATTCGAGCTGCGCACGCCCGGCGCTCGCTGGGATCATCCGCGAGCGCTCCACGCAATCCGGGTCGTCGCAATCCGGATCACCGCACTCACACGGCTCATCCTCGCCGTCCAAGATGTCGCGCCCGGTCTGGACGCTGGTGCCGGAATATTGGGCGAATGTAACTGCGGAGACGTCGTACAAGTCCACATCCAGGAGAGTCCGCAAGTCGCGCGTTCTTCCCTGCGCATCGGTCATCGTCTCCCAGCGGTCGCCGCCGATGGGAACGGTGAATCCGAACGAACACTCTCCAATGTCACCGCGCCGCGCCAGTTGGAGCAGATCGTCGCCGAAACTTGTTGCCGACACGTCGCACGAAAACTCCAGCCCGGCCGAACTTTCCCGCAGGGTCAAGCTCGAATTGGCCGTGCGCCCCAGCACCATCGAAGGGTCGTGATTTACGAGGCAAGCCACGTTCCGGCGCTCGCGGATCGACCGGGA